GCGCGAATGGCTGGCTCTAGTGGAGTCCAAGTCTGGTGAGCGTGGTATCTTCAGCCGTGTCGCAGCCGAAGCTCATGTAGACAAGAACGGCAGACGCGAGACAGGCTATGCGTGGGGAACTAACCCATGCTCTGAGATCATCCTGAGAAGCAACCAGTTCTGTAATCTGACAGAGGTAGTCGTAAGAGAGACAGACGATCTTCAGTCACTCAAACGTAAGGTCAGGTTGGCAACTATCCTTGGTACAGCTCAAGCCACCTTCACACATATGCCGTACCTCAGACCTATCTGGACTGAGAACACAGAAGAAGAGCGTCTGCTGGGTGTGTCTCTGACAGGCATCATGGATCATCCCGTGCTTGGTAAGAACGTAGACAGTCCTAAGTGGCTTGCTGAGATGAAGCAGGTGGCTATCGACACCAACGCTGAGTATGCAGAGCGTCTTGGTATCCCTGTTAGTGCAGCGATCACCTGTGTCAAACCTTCTGGTACAGTCAGTCAGTTAGTGGACAGTTCCAGCGGCATCCATGCACGGCACTCTGACTACTACATCAGGACAGTTCGAGGCGACAACAAAGACCCTCTGACACAGTTCCTAAAGGATGCAGGGATACCAGCCGAAGCTGATGTTATGAAGCCTGACGCGACCACAGTTTTCAGCTTTCCAACTAAGTCACCTTTTAGCGCAGTGACCCGCAATGCCCAGACTGCTATCCAGCAGCTCGAACTATGGAAGACCTACGCTGAAGTATGGGCGGAACATAAGCCCTCGGTGACTATCACAGTCAGGGATCATGAGTGGATGGAAGTGGGTGCATGGGTCTACAAGCACTTTGACTTGTGTAGCGGTATTAGTTTCTTGCCTCACTCAGATCATACCTACGCACAGGCTCCTTATCAGGAGTGTACTGCTGCTGAGTATGCAGACATGAAGCAGAAGATGCCAACCTCGATTGATTGGTCAGCTCTGTCTGACTACGAGAAGGAAGACCACACTAGCGGCAGTCAGACCTTGGCATGTACCAGTGGTGCATGTGAGATCGTGGATATTGCGTCATGAGTGTTCCAACCTTTGAGGAGATCAAACAAGCTCTGAAGATACCTGAGTTCAAGGAAGACATGTGGGGTCGGCGTATCTATGACCCGACTGACAACTTACCTCGCGCTGTCTCCCGACCACTCGCAGGTGTCAAGATCAGACCAAGGCTTCGTAACCAATCAAGAGGCAAGTGGGATGGCTGACGAAATCAAATGTCAGGAGTGTGGTCTTAACATCGCCTTTTACCGTACGGGCGGTGTCTACACATGCGCTCCTTGTGAGCTGAAGAGAATAGGAATACGGCCTACCTATATTCCTTACAAGAAAAGTCCTTACGAAAAGCGAAAGCCCAAGTAAGGCAAAAAACACCGATACCATTTGTTCTCCCTTGGGGTATCGGTGTTTTTTCTTATGCACAACTTCTTATGTTATCTGAGATGGTTTGTGCTCTTTGACCCACCTGTCTGGCATACCGCGAGAGCAATAGTTCATCGGCAGCTATAGCCCATTGCTGGGCGTTCAGAGCCGCTAGGGTGGCCTTAAACTTCATGAGTGTCGTAGTACCCATGTTAAACGCAAGATCAACCAGTGATTCTTGGACTATCTCAGGCATGTCAGAGAAGTCTGGGAAGAGCTTTAGCAGCTCACCGTGGACTATGTTTATGTCCTCATCGAGCATCTGCATTGCGGTCTCTTCGGAGATGCCTCGGTCATCTAAGTTGCGACCTACGCCTATCGTGAGTTTGTCACTTGTGCAGCGATAAGGTGTTAGCTTTAGACCCTCATGCAAGATTAGCTGCTCACGCATGCGCTTCATGTCAATCATTTGGTAATCCCCTTAACCTTTTCCACAGTCCTCAGACCGCCCAATCCAAGCATCCCCATTAACACTGTCATGAGACTATCCATGTCAAACACAGGTAGCTCTGGGATACTGACACCTGCATACGAACATACGAACATGGTTACTGGGGCGAGGACGAAGTGCCATGCCATTGCAAACGAAAGGCACCAGCCAAGGAAGGGTCTCCAACCCGCCACAAAGACTGACCTGTGAGATGCCTCGGCCTTTAGTATTTCTATTTGACCCATGTTTGCTTCATGAGCCTGTTTAGTAGCTAAAGTCGCTATCTCATGAGCGATGGCGTTCTTCTGGTCCTTGTCCTCGATGAACTTGTCCAGTAGACCCGTCACAGGTCCGATCAGTGCTTGCAGCATCTTTCTTTTCCTTATTCTCTTTAGCTTGTTCTTTTGTGGTTCTGTTGTGCATACTCCAAAGCGGCATCACTCACTTCCCTTCATGATTGATCCACACAGCGAACATGCCGCTGAAGCAGCCGCAGATAGTGGAGACAAAGGCTGTTTGTTGTGTCGTTGCTGATGGGCCAAGTGACATAAACCAGTCGGCGCAGTCCCAAGCCATTAAGGTTGAAGCCGCCATCATGATCCTTGGGAGTATCTTCCAAGCGAGAAACTGCTCAACTGTGATCACAGCATTTCTCCTTTTAATTTAACACATTTAAACCGCACAGGCTGGATGTTGTTTTGATGTATTTCTCTAATTGAGTTTGCCATTTCGTAAGCTCTTGATTGACACTGTTGTTCAGTTAAGTAAGGACCGCGACTGTCCTCGAATTGTATGCACTGGCTTACATCACCAAGCGCACAGGCGATTACAAGTGTTTTAAACATTATGTGATTTCCAGATTAAATATATTATGATTGATAAACCTGCTAATCCAAGAAGCACACAAAATGACCAGTAAAATACAAGAATGATATTATCCTGTGTTTTAAGTGCTTGCCTTTTAGCAGCGGCCAACGCTTCTGCACGGCTGCGCCTTGCTTCTGCACAGAACTTCACATAATCAGGATACATACCTGCCCTGCCGTAAAGCTGCATCATGCTGCGGAGTTCGTCTTCTTTGCGCTTGAGTTCGTCCAATGCTAGGAACTCATCTAAGTCTGACTTGGAGCCATCAAGGTTTGAACCCTTCGATGCAGCCTTCTTCTGAACTTGGTCTTTGTTGAGGGTAAAGTCGGATATGGCCTTCCCAGCTTTGGCAAGTTCTGAACCGTTCTCGACACATTTCTTTATGACTGCGAAAGCTGCATTAGCCGCCGCCAATTCTGCTAACATAAGCGTCTCCCAAGGTGAGGCTCTCCTTGGCAGTAGTTTAAAAAGGTGGTAAGGTTTGATTGGTCAGGGTTAGATAAGCCTTAAAAGGCTGCTACACTGGGTCGGCTAATTCACCTTAGTTGACCGAGAAAGCACTGCTCTGGCCACCTCTTTTGGATGATTAGCGATCTGTTCTATTGTTCTTGCACAGCCGACACAGTAGCGGCCTGTGGTGTCTAACTTACAGACACCCACGCAGGGAGACCTCATAGCTTCAATAACAAAGATGCTGCAAGGCCAACTACAATAACTGTTGACCCCATGATCATAGCTTCTAATCTCCACAATCGTTTGTCGAGACAAGACAGTTTGTCTTCTACAGATGCGTACCTCACGGCACATTCTTTTTCGTGTGCTTCAAGTTCAATGGCTACACGGATTTCTGGTGTTACTGACTGTTTCATTTTCATTATCTTGCAACATCCTATCCTAACGCCGTGATTTTAATAATGGGCTGTCGTACTAATGTATTCGCAGCACCATCCCAGTAAATAAGCCTATGTAACTGACTTGTATAACCACTGCCGTACCGCCGAATTGTCATGTCTAAAGTCTTTGCGCTTGACCAACTAGCAACTCGTCCTGTTGTGGTTGACGCTGAACCGCCGATGGGGATACGCCACTGAAAGGCTATCCTCTGGTTGTCATACGTTCCTTCCGCAGCGTAAGTTTGTCTAGTCCCTGTTATTTGAGTCCCATCAATTCGCATAGCAAAATGGGCTAGCTGACTAACTGTAGTGTCCTTATTAATAGTCCATTCAAATTCATAGATTACATCAGTTGTTCCAGATGGAGGAGTGTACGTTAGGCTTGACCCACTAATAACAACATGTGAATTAGTTACTGCTTGTGTCGCTGTTACGTTAGCGGGTGTGTAAGTGCCGCTGCCAACTGCTATTGATTCGCCATTAGCAACTAAAGTAAACTGTTCTTTAATGTTGCTTGATGAACCCACAGCACCAGCAGCTAATTTAGCAGCAGTCACTGCACCATTAGCAATCTTATTAGTAGTAACTGCATCATTAGCAATCTTATTAGTAGTCACTGAACCATCAACAGGAGAAACTGCGCCTGTGGTTGGCTCACGCACTAAGACATAATCAATTACATCACCTGCAATTAAGTTCGAGGCGAATGTCAGTGTAGAACCACTAATTGTATAGCTGGCCTCTGGAGCCTGTGTAACACCGTTTAGGCTCACTTCCATAACTAACGAAGAAGCTGGACTATAGTTTACACTTCCCTTTTGTAGTGTATAGTCAGCTTGGCCTGTGACCGCTGTGATTGAGTCCAGCAGAACGGGCGATGCTGCGCCTTGTTGTGTACCGATGTAGCTCATTATGTTAAATCTCCGCAAACTGACAAACCAAAATAAAGCAAGTCTCGAAACCCACCAGAACTAATGCGATTATCGGTGTGAAAAGATGTTGATGTCATCTGACGGCTGCTTGTTGTTGACCTTCCCCAAAGCCCCAAAATGCCTCCTGCTTCATCTTGTGCTTGTCCAGCACCAGACACAGCATAATTGGAATTAGAAAAACTATTTGCAAATGTTACTTTGGTAATTCCAGTACTAATATCTGCGGTTGACGAAACGTTGAACGCATCTAATACTGGATGGCCTGTTGCATCTGCGTCAATGGATGCCCAAGCCTTCGCCAAACCCTGCACCACAACAGTGGTGGCTGCGCCGCCTTCTGTTGGAACCGTTGTAGATGCAGTTAAAGAGAAAGTTGCATTACGAATTAGTGCCATTATAGCCTCCTATCAGTAAGGGCTATCGCCAAGAACACTTGTATCCCAAGCTGCCTTGAGTTCCGCCATGTCTGCTGCATTAGTGATTGCTGCCGCTGCTGGTGCGTCTCTGAGGGCGTTCTTATCAGCAGCAATAGCTGTAGTATCAGACCCAGTTTCCAGTGCCTTCATTAGTTCCACATCTTTTGCGGCGAGTAGTGGGGTACGCACTTCGCGTATCTTATCCTTAAAGATTGCACGGGCCTTCTCAATGTCTTCTTGAATGACCGAGCCTTCGATAACCCAAGCACCACGGAAATGGCGATTGCTGGGCTGAGACGAAAGTGTAGACGAGTTTATTTGGTTGCCGACTGAATCGACAATGTAAGTATCAACCATGTTAGTAAATCTCCGTTTAAGCGGCTGCTAGTTTATCAGATATGCGCCAAGCGTTGCGCCATTCTCTCGTTTGAGGTAGTTGTTCTTTTCTACAGATAACCATAGTAGGGCGGTTGCCCTCGTTCCAAGTCTCGACCACAGATTGTGGGCAGTCCTTGAGAATTAAGTATTCAATTGCTTGCTCTTCGGTCATCGCTGGCATTGGTTCAGTCTCATGCAGCAAGTAACCTCTGGTGTGCTTAGTAAAGCCCTCAGTGGCCTCATCCTTTGCCAACTCATGGTACACCCACACAGGTGGCAAGATGCCGCCATGCAAAGCACAACTTAGCCAGTTAGGGTCTGGAACGAGTATCTTAGCGCACTCGTCTAGCTTGTCTTCATACACTACACGATAGTCTGACTGATGTGGCTCAAGGTTTTCTTTTGCCCAGCATAGTCTGTCAAACACCGGAGTGCCTTTAAAATCTGGTGTTTGCATCAGGCTAAATCCCCATTTGCAAGAATGCTTAGACGGTCAACATCGTGTGCGCCAGTTCCCACTGCTGTTGTGGCTGCGGAGCTTGTAAAGTTATACAGTGTGTAATAGTACCAAGTTGAAGCGTCATTGCCGGACAAAACAGCAGAATGTTCATTTGCTGATGAAAAAGCATTTGTTAGGTTATAAGTCGTTTGACCTGTTCCCGTGTCGACCAAACTCGCAATATTATGTGATGAAAGGGGTGTGGTGTTAGCGGTTTGATTTACGCTAAAGGAAGCCTTGAGAGACCCATTCACCACATAACTTGTATCAAGAGAACCAGCCGTGCTGTGTTCTAGGATATCTGCTATAAGTTTTCCAGCCATTATGCGAGACTCCCGTGTGCTACAAAACAAGTTAATGCTGAATCAGCAGTAGTGTTAGCACTGTTGTTACCTTGTATGTCACAGTCGCTTGATGTCATTGAGGCTTCACTAGCTGCACCGCTAGCATTTTCAATATGGTTATGATACCCGATAGAGTTACAAGTAACACAATAAATCGCGGTGTTCATATTCGTCACATACGCTGGTGCATATCGCCCAGTTGCTATGTCTGTTGCCGCAGAAACATTTAGGCTGTCACGGATTGCGGGGGTTTGCTGAATGTAATTTAACCAAACCTTTGCCAATCCAGCCTCAAGAGCTTGAGTTGCTGTAGCACCTACTGTAACTGTGATGTCATTTGCAGTAGTCTTGCCTTGGAGAGCGTCTGTTTTTACTAGGCTCATGCTAAATCCCCCGAAACGCAAGGCATCACAACTTGGATATCTGCTGGTTGTGGACTGCTACTGTATGGACCAGTTTGTATCTGATACTTAGATGTCGTCAGGTTATTTACAGCAGCAGCACCGTATCCAGCAGAACCTGATACTGTTGCTGAGTAAGCACCGCCAGTTGAAACACTATAATCTGCATTGCTCATGTTTGAAACAAAGGACAGGTCGTATCGGCCGGTCGTGATATCTGTCAAAGATGTCTGGTTGAATGTCTGTCGGACTGCAACCACGCCTGTTCCATTAAAGTTTGCCCAAGCCTTCGCTGCACTCTGCTTTGTCAACGTGACAGGACTTGTGCCATCGCTGGCAGTGATTGTGTCTGCTCTTAGTTCACTCATGCTATCACCAGATTACCATTAACTGTAACGGTAACTCCTGTCGCTAGGGTTAGTGGTCCAGCGCACAGGGCGTTGTTTGTTGCTGCAATAGTTACATTCGTGTTTAGTTCAGCTTGGTGGATTCTAAAGATATCACCAGCCCCACCACCGCTGTCACCAGCGTATGATCCACCACCGAGAACCAGCCCTGCTGCAAACATATTCTGAGTTATAGAACCCGCTGCTGGGACAAAGCCAATCCCGTTATTGTTACCAATGTAAGCCATCCAGATTCTCCTCTATGTACTAATGTCATCCACGACACTAATCCAAGCGTCTAATGAGCTTGCTGTGTCACTCTTGATAAAGAGCTGGTCAGCGTTTGAAAGTATGATCTTTGATCCACCATCAATCAGCTCTAGTGATGATCCAGCAGGAATTGGACCTGCTTTGATTAGGTGGATATCATTTGAGCCATCGTTTATATAAGCATCAACCAGCACTATGTTGGCTGATAAGTTAGCTAGTCTAATACTGATAATAGTGTCGTAGCTGTTCGCTGCGGTAATCCCAGCCGGACTGGTGCCTACGCTGTTAAGTGTGTATCTGCGAAAGTTCTGTGCCATTTTAGTTCCTCACTTAAAGTGCGATTGCGAAGGCGATTGCTGAACCTACTGATGCGCCTGATGATGGTGTTTGAAAGGTAACAGCCCCACTACCATCAGTCGTCATAACCTGACCTGCGGTGCCATCTGAAGGTGGGTAAGTTATTCCAGCAACAGTAGCTGTAGTTGATGACATGTTACCTGTGATGCTGACACCACTGGTTTTGACAGATAACTTTTCATTTCCTTGGTAATAAAGAATAACTGTTTTAGCAGCACCAGCGTAAAATGCAGCAGTCAGGTTTGACCCTGCTCTGTTCATAAAACTAAATCCGGCTGACTGTATTCTTGTTGAGTTCTGTCCGCTGTCATGCAGCAGTAGACTGCTTGTGTTTACGTCAGTTCCAAGTTGTATAATGTCATCGGCAGCCATGACAATATCTGAACCGTTGCTGTCTAAATCGCCGCCTAATTGCGGGGTTACATCCTCGACAACATTAAGAATACCTGTGTTAGTATCTGGCGATGCTTCGATCCATGCACTACCACTGTAGTAGTAAAGTTTAGAGTCGTTGATGTTTGTGTAGAGCATACCAGACTTTAAAACATCACCAGATAAGTCTACTGTTGGGTTAGCACTGCTCGAACCGAGGTATAATCTAGTTTGAGCTGCTGAAGCAACGGATGAGAATGTTTGAGTACCTGTAGTTTTAAAGAAACTGGTTGATGCTGACATTGAAAGCTCCGCTAGTTAGTCGAATAAGATGATTGGTAGTCTGTGTATGTGTAGGCTGGCTGGATAGCCTGAGTGCCACCATTCATTTCTTGGTCATTAGCTTGCTCTTGTATCTCAATTAGAAACTGGCTGTACTTTTCTTCAAACAAAGCACCACGTTCATCAAGATAGTAATCTGAAGCAAAAGTCAGAGCTGCATAGATAATCAAGTCGGAAGCTACGGCTGCTAATGTGTTCTCATCTGTAGCAGCGACCATTGGAGCAAACTCAGCGTAATAATAAATAACTAAATCGCCTGATGTCGGCTGTGGGTGGCACAGAACCGCTGACTGCTGCCTGATAAACAGTGTTGGGTTTCCCGCAACAGGGTTAGAGGCGACAGCGCGGTACTTTGACATGGGAACGCGAGACAGCTCTTTATCTTCGTAATAAATGCTGATGATCTCTAAGAAGTCATTTGGAAGAGTGAACGATCCTGTCTGTGCGCTAATTGTGTATGTGTTTAGGCTTTCGTTTAAAGGTGTCCTAAGTTGCCGTTGTATTCGGGCAATACCTTGGTCAATGAAAGTCTTGGTTAATGCTGTTGTGATATCGCTTCGATTTAGAAGAGCCTCGAAGTGGCTTTGGATATCGCCATAATTCATTTCTTTCGTCCACCTTTATTCTTGTACATAGCTACACCTGTTTATCTGTTGCCATAAAGCCTTCAAGGTTTTCAGCTTTTAGCTTCTTGATGATTTCTTTGAAAGGCACTGAGCCATCCATGATGTCAAAGCCATCTTTCTTCCACTTCTCGACAAAGATGACAGGTATCGAAGCTACATGCTGAAAGTTACCTTCACGTTGTTTCGTGCTCTGGTTTCGTTTGTCTTTGAGGTCGTCAAGAAAGCCTTGGCTAATCTGTTGGCTGTCTGTTTTAACGAGGTTGCCAGCCTCTTCACTGAAGTCATTTTGGACTCCAACTAAATCAATCTTACTCATAAGAACTCCATAGAATAGAAAAAGCCCCCAGAGTTTCCTCTGAGGGCTTGTGGTAGGCGTGAGAGGGCAGCGGTAAGGAGAGCAGAAGCCGCTGTTGCTCCCCCTCACTCCTATCTCAGTCCATTAGGTTAAGGCGTTGATCTGGCCCGATCCTGATGGATTCTTGTGCATTAGGCCAAGTTCCCCGACAACCATATGGGTGTCTGAGTCACCTGTTTTTGCCAGCAATGTCCGTGCAAATGGACGAAGTGATGCTGTGCGCCACATTGACGGATCAAGCAAGAAAGCGTGAGTAGCCATTTGATGGCGGTTTAGAACCACTTTGTACTCACCAAATGGGCTGACGTACAAATTGACAACATTAGTGAGGGTCTTATTACCATCGTTAAACTCACGGGTACGGCCAGAGGCACCAGTAAAACCTGAGATAATAAGTGAATCAGCGGGTTTTACCATTAGCACACTAGCGTCTCCACCAGCGGCATACAGTGCCTGTCCGTTAGCCAGTATCTTGGCTTCAGTCAAAGCAGCAGAACCACCAGCGGTTGTGACACCAGACGCGATCAACTGATCGGCTGAAGCCATCTCACGGGCGGTTGTTGCATTACCTACTACAGTAGCATTAGAGGCACCAACAAAGGCGTATTCTACGTCTTTCTTGATTTCTTTCAATGCTTTAGATAGCTGGTAAGCCGTTTCTTTTGCCCTACCGTAAGCCTTAATGGCATCAGCGGTGGCTGATACTTGGAAAGTCTTTTGTAGGATTTGGGTGTTGCCAGTGATCATCACTGTTGGAACTGCTGTTCCAGATGATGCAGTGAATCCCTCAAGCTGTGCGTTTGATGCGGCAGCAGCAAGTGAGTCTGTCTGATACTGGTACTGACGAGCATGTACTTTCTCAGATTTGATCATACTGCTAAAGGGCGTATCCGTGGGTGTGATATCACTAATGATATTAGATACGTCTTCAGCGAGTCCGATTTGTTCGTAGGTTTTGTAAATTGCCATTGTGGGAGTTTTCCCCTTCTTATTTGGCTAAGTTAGTTTTTATGCCTCCCAGTTACCTAAGATTGTTGCCGCAATATCGTCTAAGTCCCTACCACCACTAGCGACCATCTTTTGCCTAGCTCTTTCTGCTGTGGCTTTCTTAGATGTCTTAGTGTCAGGTGTCCGTTTAGAACGGAGAACTGTCTTGGTGGCTGCACTTTTCTTCTTAACCAAAGCTACCTTTTTACCTTCGTCATACAGACGCGCCTTGTTAATCAGTAGGATGACATTACTATCGACATACTGGTCAACTTGATCGGCTGGTAGTCCTTGAGTTACTGCGTAGCTTCTGATGTCATCATACAAACGATTACTCCAGTCAGGTAATTCTTCTTGGAGTCTAACCACACACTCTTTAGCAGCGTCCCGCTGTGTGGCCTTTTGTTGTTCTTTGATTTCACCATAGAAAGCATCTGCTTCCTCATTGAGAAACTTCAAGTCATTGAAAGCGTCTTGGGCTTCTTTTCTGAGTTGTGCGAAGTCTTCTGTTTCCATAGTTTTGCTGGCTACGAGCATGTCCACTTCAGAATACGGCTTGAAGCGGTCATTAGCTTTTTCCAACATCTTTTGGAAAACAAGATGGTTCTTTTCGATATTTGCTTCAACTTCCTTACGTTGGGAAGCTACAAGCTGAGACTTTTGAGTAAGACTAGCCTCTTGTCCTGCAAGCCGTTTAAGATCAGCCAAAGATACCTTCTGGATTTCACCTGAGACGACAACTTCGATTTCAGTGTCATCAGACAGGGCAGTTTCTTCAACTGCATCTTCGTCATCTGACTCATCTTCTTCAGTATTGTCATCATCGGTTTCATCCTCATCAGGGTCTTCTTCTTCCTCATCGGGTTCGTCAGTTTCGGTAGTCTCTTCTGACTCAGTATCATCCGTAGTCTCTTCTGGATCATCCTGAGTTGCCTCTGCTTCGTCTTCGGATGGCTTTTCAGCGTCCTCCCACTTAGCTAAGATGGCTTCTTCGGGGTCGAGGGGAAATCCCTCATTTAAGTTGTTGCTTTCCTGCACGTTTGACATGGTGCTTATTCAACCTCTTTGCTGTTGTTGCGTTCTGCGTTCTTAGTGATGATTTCGTCTTTTACCGATACTTGCTCTCGCAAGGTCGAAACGATGTCTACTAAGGCTCTGTAATGGCTGTAAGCACGTTCCCTACCTTCTGCATGCTCTGGCTTAGAGTTTACAAAAGTCTGAAACGTGCCTTGCACCATCTGGTCGATAGTGTTCGAGAAAGCCTCAGTGCCTAGTAGCACTTCAGCAGCCTCTCCCTTTGCTATCATTTGCTCTTCTTCATTCACTTGGCTCTCCTTATCCGGTTGGGGATGCTATTCCTCTTATATCTTCAGCAGTCCGAAGTATCTCAAGCTCATTAGAGTCAATGAACTGCTTGAACTTGAACTGCTGTTCTTTGAGGTCTTGGTTGTCGCTCTTCAGAGCGTGTTCAGCTTCAGCTTTCATTTGCTCAAGCTGCATCTTCATCTGCGCTACCTGCGCGTCTACCTGTGCCTTCGCCTCTGCAACTGCTGTCTGGCGTTCTTGAAGCTCAATTTGCTTCTGTGCCATCTGCATTTGCATCTGTGCAGAAGGGTCTGGCTGTGGTGGAGGTAGCTGATCAGGCGGTGTGAGATAGTCACTGACATTCAAGATACCTGCCTTCTCCATTACGTCCTTTATCAGAGCGTAAGCGTTCTGCTGCTGGTACATAGGCTGAAGGATAGGGTCTTGTGAGAACATCTGGTGCATAACTAGATGTTTCTGGCTCTCTGCCTCTTGCTCACCGTATCCGAGGTGAAGCTGCACCATAACATCGCGCTTACTGTCCCATACAGATGGGTTGACCTGCACATACTCGCCAGACAGGTCTACGATCTTCTGCTGGTCTTCATTTTCGACTACGAGCATGTAGATAAGATGGAATAGAGGCTTTATAAACTGGTTAGCGAAGTTACGGGCTATGATCTTCTGACGCTGCTGCGACATGGTAGCAAGCTGCTCTATCATGGCGGCACTATTCTGGTGGCTTATAGCATCTTTGTTCAACCCTTGGCTGAGTCTACTGACACCTGAGTTGTCTTCCTTGTCCTCATCGAGAAGCTGTAGTGTCTGGAATACAAACGGGTTCAGCGATGCTTGCGGCATTGGGCTGATAGCATCGACCCTACTCACATTCACGATACCGCCTACACGGTTGTCGATAAGCTCACGCGGGTTAGTCAGGCCACCTTTGACAACCATATAACGTGGGTTGTTAGTGATCATCGAGTGATCGAGGATTGACCGTGTTAAGATAGTCCTAGCGTTCTGCGTAGCTACCAGCTTTTCAGCAAAGTTACTGCCATAGAAAGCATGGGGAATAGGCAAGGGCGTGAAGCACACAAAAGGTATGCGTGGTGCTTCCTCGATCTCTAGGATTACTGCACCAGCTTTTAAGATGCGATGTAGCTTGGCAATACCTGTGCCTTCGATGTCGAGGTTAATGTATGCCTCGTAAACCATGATGGTACGGACTTGATCTTGGTAGCCCTTGCTAGTGCTCTGGCCTCTGTCAGCTCCTATGTCTTCAAAACGAGCTAGTATCTCTGCATCAGTCTCTAGCTCTACATCTTCGTGTGAGCTGCCTATGCGATCTAGCTTTTCCTCGCTAAAGCCCATCTCTCGAAGCTCTGAGAGCGTCTTGCGTGTCCTATGAGCCATGAAGTTAGCTTTCTCTAGGCTTACAGCTTGGCTTTCAATTAGGAACTCTTCTGGTGGGATATCTTCTACAACGACTTGGCTGGTGTCCTTTGGTGTAGATACTACGCCGTTAAGTAGACCGTTCTCATCTTCTGTACTATCAACAAGCTCGACATCATCCTCAGCTAGAACCATGTCCAGTTCGCTTTGGGTCAAGCCCTCGAACTCCGATAGGTCTTCTACTTCGCTTTCTTGCCAGAACACTTTGGCTATACCAACCCTAGCAACAAGACCATCGTGGATGACTGACCGAAACAGGCCGAAGCCATCGTTCTGTCGGAACAGGACGTAATCAGTATAAGCAGAACACACTGCTGCAAGCTGTACGTCCTCTGGTCC